TTTAATAATCCCTTTTCATGTTTACCAGCTGCATTATTTTTAGATTTATTAATTATAACTTCTCCACCTTCAACATTTATATCAATTCCACCATTCTTATGCGAAGGACCAATCATTTTTCCGCCACGCTCTGCTTTTCTTTTTGAACCCTTCAATCTACTTTTTTCCTTTTTACCTTTATTAGTAGATGAATTAACAAATCCTGTAATCTTACCACCCTTACCATGAGATGCATCTTTACCATCTCCATTACCATAAGTACCTTTATCTCTATTATACTTATTTAATTTAGCTCTATATTTCTTCTTTTCTTCAGAAGATTGAAACTTTTTATACTCATCTTTATAATCTCTAGACATATTAATAATCTATATGAAATATTAAGTCTAAAGAATCTGCCGCATAAGTAGGTGTACCACCAATTACAACAGCGTGAACATATACACTTGTGCTACCTTCCTCTGCTTGTAATAAGGTTAACGGAGATGTACTTTCATTTGCATTACCTGCGCCCATTACTTTATGTATTGTCGCATTATCTATATTATTTGCTGTGTCTGCTTGGTCACCAATTATTGTTCCCCAACCACAATAACCAATATTTTTTAAATCTGCTGCACTTATATTAGCAGTAGAATTTTGTGTTCCAAATGCTGTGTTTTTTTCAGTGAAATGAAATTCTATATCTATATCACCTTGGTCGGCTCTATCAACTACAAACATATGTTGAAGTTGAGAACAACCGCCATTTACCAATACAGCATTAGGTATTTCAACACCTGTAAACAATACATCATCAACCGAATAAGCATCCGTACTTAAAGTTGGTACAACTCTTACAATTGCTCTTTGAGCCATTTTACTTGTAGCTTCTGCTACTGTAAATTTATGTAAATTATTTGCCATGTTTACCTCCTGCCCTAAGCACTGGCTGTGCGTGAATGGGCTCGTTAAATTTTAAATTAATATTTTAAGTAGATTCGGGAGCCACCCTTCATACGATGACTCCCATAGTTCTACAAACTATTAATCCTTATTTATTTGGATTACTCGAATGGTGTAGCAAGCGTGCCATCTCCAACTAATTGGCCATCTACATGCCAAGTAGTACTAGATGTACCTACTAAATTAAACCATCCACCTTGAAGCCAACCTTGTGCAGCAGAACCTAAATCAATAGTATCATCATTAGATACGTCAGCACTAAATGCATTCATATCTGTCGCTGTTGCAGGGTCTACAAGCATCAATGTACCTACGTACAATTCATCTGTAGCTGCAGTATTGATTAATCCAGCTGTAGTAAAAGTTGTCTTAACAACGAATTTAAAATTCAATCCAGGTGCGCATGTAGGAAGAGTTACAGTTAACCCTCCTGCTACGTCAAGCACAATCACAGAACCGCTATCTTCAGCGGTTAAAGTATGACTTGCTGTAAGAACTTTAACTTTATTATCAAGATTGCTTACAAGACTATTATCATTTAATACATCACTTCTCATTAGCTAGTCTCCTATAAATCAGTCATGCTATATAGACAATGAGTTTCAGGGATTGTGATTTCAAGACCTGCTTCTGTTAGAATCATATCTTTTCTTAAATCCTCATCCGCTTGTTGTACATTAGTTATAACATGAGTATCTCTATTAAGACCATTTCCGACTAAAGGTCTGTACGCTACATGGTCTAAATCAATTAACGCTAAGTAACCACTTGCAATACCTCTAAACATAGGTTCTGCAATCATAGATAAATCTCCATGAACTGTATTAATTTGCATAATTGAATGACCAAAAGCACCATCTCTTTGCGAAGCATTAAAATTGTATCTAGCACTATTATCAGCAGCTAAAGCAAAAGTTTTATCAGCAAAACCAGCCATCTTGTTAAAATAACTTATAACAGGACGACTTGCTAAGCCAAGTTTATTTTTGTTTCCACCACGTGCAGGGTCAAATACAACTTCAAAGTCACTTAAAATTGAATCATAAGTAACGCTAGTTGATGCTTGTGAGAACATATATGGAGCACCAGTTGTATAAGATGCACTACCACTAGCTACTGCTGTAGCATTTTGTAGTATGTGACCTATAATACCTTCAGTATATTGAAGACTATTATCTCTTGCTCTCATTGAAAATAGCATAGCTCTTTCAATGTCTACTTTATGTTCTCTTAGTTTTAAATTCCAGATACGATTCCACTCGTTTGCATATCCTCTGTAATTTGTAGCGATTGCTGTGTTAGTCATCTCAGCTGCAGTCTTGAAAATTTGACAATAACCAAAGTCATCGTCTAATTGACTTGACCACACATCAGGAGAACCTGAACCCTCAGCAAAAGAAGTACCAATAACTTGACATTCATCGTTATCTTCGATATGGTCGTAATCTGTTTCATTAGATGAATTAGACTTAGAAATACATCTCGCTTGCACAGTAGTATCAGCAGAATTTTGGGTTATACCCTCAACTCTAAAGATAATTTGTGATTGCGCTGTTCTGTCTGTTTCAACTGCAAAAACCATACCTTTAACAAGCCAATCTATTTTAGCTGGTGACGAAGCTCCGTCATCAACATTAATAGTATACGTTGTTCCAACAGCTACATCATTATGAGTTGTTGTATCAATGTAAAAATTTCGACTTGTCCAATCGATTTTTGAACGATTTTCTAGAAAACGAAAGACTGGGTCATTCGTTGGTACTTTTGCTACCTTATTAAGATACACAAAGAATGGAGATTCATCTGGTTGTAATTCAGCGACTCGGTCGCCAAAATTATGTATTCTTCTTAAATCCGCTGACGCTCCAACTGCTGCTGGTACAGAATTACCTGTTTGGTCAACGTTATAAGAATACAATGTTCCACTTTGATTAGCCATTATGACTTCTCCTTCTTACATGTTTATTATTATGGTATCTTGTTACCGACTCTACTTGCTCCAAGAACACCCTTCCACATATCATCTTCATCAGATGGTACTTCAGGTGCTTGACCACCAAGAACACCTCCAACAGTAGGACTGCTTTGGGTTCTTTTAATTTGGTCAATTTCTCTACTTTGCAAAGTAGGGTCGTTACTCTTATAAGCATTATACATTTTCAAAATTCCATCAATACCAAATTCAGAAGGGTCAGTATCAGCAAATTTAATAAAATCTTCAATCTGTTCATTATTTAATCCACGTTCCCTTAATTCACTACTTAAGCGTTCCATTCCTTGTTGCGTCTCAAGATGTGAAGTTTTTTGTTCAACTTGCTGCTGTACGGCAGAATTGATATTATGTTTCATTTCTTCCATTCTAAACTTATAAGACTCGGACTTCGGGTCGTTATAGGCTTCCCAAGGGTCAAAATTATCAGGTCTTTTTAATTGAGGCCCTTGAGAAGTGCTAAGCTTTTCCTTCATTGCTTCAACAATATCAGGTCTAGCTTTTAAAGCTTCTCCAAGTTTCTCATATTTTTTTAAAGACCTATTTTCTTCAAAGAGTTTATCCTTTTGAGATTGAAAATATTTGGCCTGTTTCTCCCAAGAATCCTCTTTTGCATTATTGCCTTTGTCCTCCCCAGCGATTGGACCTTTATTAAGATTATCACTATTCATTTACTTTTCTCCTTTTTGATGTCTAACTACAGTTAACCACGCTTATTTTTAGCTCTTTCATCTTCTTGAGCTTTCTTACGCAATCTCTGTTGTTCTAGTTTCACCGCATCACCAAGCCTTCCAGCTTGAATTTTTGAATCTGCCTTTTGGCCTAACTCTACTTCTTTTAATCTTCCTTTAAATTTCTCTACTTCAACTTTCTGATTAGATTGTATAGTTTCTCTTTGAGATGTTTGCAAGTCGCCAGAAAGTTTTTTAATTTGTTCTTCAGCTTGCTGTACCATACCTTGTAATTTAGCCATTTCATCCGTTCTTTGTAATACTCCTTGTTTATCAAATATTTCTGTTTTCTTAAGAGCCTCAACTCTATCAATAAGACCAGCTTGATATGCTTGCATATAAACTTCCCATTCTCCCCATTTATTAGAAGGCATAGTAGAGTTGCCTATTACCTTGATATCAAATTGACCAACAGTTAAATCGTTTTCAATAGTTTCTATTTCTTTGGATTTGTCATCAAGTAGCCTTTTATTAACAGTAAATTCGTCAATATCATTATTAGGTTGCACAACTCTAAACGTTTTCTCATAGTCGTAATGACTTTTAGATAGATTGTAAACAACCCTACCTAACCTTTTAATACTACCTTCAATATCTCTTAATTTAGACTTACTCCTTCTTTGACCTAAATCTTCCATCATCATAGTTGCAGAATAAGTTCTAGGAGCAGCTTCCGCATTACCTTGCATCATTTCAAATATACCCATATTTAAATCTATATATCTTTCTATTAATTGAGGTAGCTGCATAATAGAGGATGCTAATGGTTGAGGTGAAGGAAAGTGTGGTTCCCCAAACGAAGGGTCATATTCGATTGTAGCATTCGGGTTGGCCCAATCCCTTTCTAATTCTTCAATATCATGAACACTACCTTGTGGTATTAGAAGTTTTAGACCTGAACTCGCTTGCGCATGTGAGGTTATGAGAGATACTACCTTGTTGAGGAACCTTTGAAAATCTTTATTTTTTCTTACATCACTCATTGGATAAGGAGTGTTTGTCCATATATTAGGAACAGGAATAATAGGAAATATATCAGTCTCTAATATTCTTTCATACAATATAATCTGACCAAGAATGCATGTTAATTTAATTCTTGTTTGAGGAATTTCAACATATTGAAGTTCTCCCTTTTCAATAGACCTTTGAAAAACAGGTCCATCAACAGGATGATTTACAATAGCTTCAAATTGTTCGGGAGATAATATTTTTGTTGTTCCATCTTTTAAATTGACTAATCTATAATAATTTACTTTAATTTTTGAATAATATTCTATTAATCTATATTTTTCACTTCCCTCTCCATGGTCAGCGTCTTTAATAACATCAGGAGTATAACTTCCTTTAACTCTTGTATTTGAAGGGCTTGGGAAATCTTCATCATCAAAATCGCCTTCAATTAAATCTATTAATGGTTTTGATTTTCCTTGAGGAACTTCCATCAATTCTGGATACAAATCTTGTAATTGCATTTTTGTAAATAAGGTAGATACCATGATACCTGTAGCATCATCAAAATAACGATGTCTAGAATTTGGGTCTACTGCTACTCTAAATGGATTTAAATGAGTAAATCTAACTTCACCTCTTCCATAATCAGACTCTTTATCTAAATAAGCATAAAAATATCCAAGCCCAGTAACTGAGTAGTCATGGATTGCCTGCTTAAATACTTCATCTCCATCAGATATATCCCATATATATTCAAGTATAGTTCTCCAGACTTGTGCAACTTTGTTATCAGAATCTTCTCTTGCAATTGCTGAGAATTTAGGCGGTTTAGAAGTTACAATAGCTTTAAACTGCTCAATAGCAGAATAAAGTCTGTCCACAGGCATACTTGATTGATTCCTAGATTGAAGAGCATCTAACTCTTCTGGAGTAAAATGATTTCCTAGATAAAAATCTATATCATCACGAGCATCGTTATCCCATGCTTTTCTCGCATCAGTCCACCTTCTGTACAAGGTTTTTATATCTTTTACAGTCTTTTCTTCTTTAATCATGCATAATAATATAAAAAACTATTTGTATAAAAAACAATAATATATTACATTCTTTGTCCTGTTATCCAATTATATAGCCTTTTCTTTGTTTTCCAGACCCCATTCTGTTTAATTTTTTTAGATTTTCCTGCTTTAGGATTTCCTCTCGCAAATTGTGTTGAAAGCCAAAAAGCGTCAATACAGTCATCATGAGAACCTTTAGGGAAATCTAAAAGCTCTCCAATAAATTCATGCATATCTTTTTTTAAATGAACAGCCCCAGCCTTAAACATAGGTTGAAGACCTTCAAACAACCTATCTTTCTTTTTTTGTTGTCCATATCCTTTTATACCTTTTTCAATACCTGGAAGAAAAACCCCTTCTCTTTTACTTCTTTTCATAACATAATCTCTTAACATCTCCTGATATGCTATTGTTTCAATATTTATTCTACGAATCGGTTTGTATCGTTCAGCGATTTTAAATATCTCATCGGCACATTCCATTGGAAGAACTCTTTTCCTCCAATATTCAAGAACATAATAATCGTATTCAGCAGTAACGCCAATAACCATAATGACAGAAAAATCGTTGCGTACCCCAAGAGTCGAAGCTGGGTCCACTCCAATATAGATATTAACAAATTCTTTCCTTTCGTCAACATGTTTAATATACCATGAATCAGCTTCCGAGTCAAATCTGAGGTTTCCTTTATAAAACCCATTCGTAATATCCTCCTCTTTAAATATTTCATCTTCAGGAGATTTAGCTTGGTTCATGTATTCTTGATAGAATTTAGCTGGAGTCCCTGAATCTATATAGAATTGCTTTCTTTCTTCTAATTTTTTCAAAGGCCAACGACTAGGCCATAAAGGTTGACCACTTTCTAATATTGCTTTATAAGATAAAACGTCCCAAGAATATTCTTCACCTGTATTTATAGCATCTTGTTTTCCTTTTAATAGACCATTAAGAAAACTATCGTAATGTACTACTGTTCCATTACACCACAAGAACCCTCCTTTATCAAAATCAATCGCTGGATATACCGCAGCAGTTACCCAATTCTTAATTTGAAGTCTTGATTCTGGAGTTTTAGTATTTAACTCTGATTCAAAGTCATCAAGTATCATTCCCGTATATCTTGTAGATAATTGCTTTTTCCCTCTTAATCTTTGTGAAGTACCTTTTGCAATCATTCTACAACCATTTTTTAATATAATTTCGTTTTTAGTCCACTTATTTCCCTCAAGGTCTCCAAAATAATAATGAATTGCAGGGTTTTCCATAATATGATTAGCTATCCAAGCTAAGTTATCACAAGCTTGGTCTTGTGCTTCTCCAATCCAACATATAAATTCAGGGGAATCTTTAGGTGCAAATAAAAATCTATGGAGTACTGCTGCTGATGCTAATGTTGATTTTGCATGGTCACGAGGTAAAACTAGCGCTAATTGGCTATTGTCTCTATCAAGTAACCTTTTACCCACTTCCACGTGGAAGGGGGGCGTCGCAGACGCCAAAAAATCCTGAGGTGAAAAAAGCTTACCAAAGGCGATTAAATCCTTATAAGCTATCTGTAGAACCTTTTCCTTCTCGGAAACACTACCATTAAGGTTCAAATTAGCCATTAATAGTCCCTAAGTTCAAAATGTGGTAAATCTTTAAAGTTTGTGTCCTTAACTTCTGTATTATCGTTCCAGTCTCCACCCCAGCGAATAGGGATGCCCATTTTATATGCAATTCCCTTAACAAAGCCTGCAAAGTAGTACATTCTATCAGTATCTTTCCAATCTATAGGGTAAGGTACAACATCCACAGCATTTGACGGATTGGCGTTATGGCGTCCGTTTGGGTACTTAACTTTGCTTTTTCCTTCATCAAAGTACTTATTTTGCTCTTCTTTTCCTCTATGTCCCTGAATTACAGTACAATCGAAGTATTTAATCACTTCATTGAACAATTCTTGTAAATCTTCATTACATGTTTCTAAATTTTTTCTTGAACGTCTTCCAAATCTAGGCATTATGCTTCTCCTCTTATTTCTTCGCTAGCCATTAAATCAACAACTTTTTCGTCAAAATCAAATTGTGTCTTACAATAAGGGCACAACCAGCCAATTACATCATCATCGTCATCAACAATTCCGATTCTTTTGCTTACATCTCCATTTAAGTATAAATTCTTTTCACAAGCGGGACAAAGGTCTTGTATTATACTATTTTTTTTCTTTATGTCCGATAAGCTCTGTTTTTCCGTCATTATTAAGTGCCTCCAGTTGTTCAGGTGAGAACCCAGCCCACACTGTAAGTTGTTCTTTTTTCTGCTCAGTGTCAAATAAGCCTGATATTTTAGATAATGCGTCTAAAGAGCGCAATTTATCCGTATCTCGTTCTGATAAGGACACAATATCTCTATACTTACCTATTATCCACTCAGGGGTAACCCCTTCATCAGCTAAAACTTTTTTAATTTCATCTTTTATCATATTTTGAACACTTTCCTTTTTTAACAATCTTTGAGTTTTATCCTTAATATAAGAATCTTTCTTAGCATTTGGGTAAACTTTCTTAAATGCTTCAATTGTATCCACCCCAGAAGCTACATATTGAGCGAAAAGGGTTTCTTTTGAATTTAAATGATTTTTTTTATAATCTTGAATTAGTTTATAGTTTCTTGTAAAAGAATATATGTTTTCGGCAATTCCGTCTTCACCTAGCATTAGAGCCTTCATATTGTTAGTTGCAAACTGTCCAAGCACAGTTCTTACATATTGAGTAGTTCCAACGTTACCTTTTTTCAATATTTGACAAAAATACCCATCATCAGTGATTACCCAATCATTTTCGTTGGCGTGGCGCCAGTTATCAATATAAGGTTCGTCTGGCTTAAAAGCTCTAAACTCTTTAATATCATCATAAACATAATGATTGATGCCTTTTATAACTTTGAAATCCATAATTTAAATATACTTCCAAAAAAAATATTTGACAAGAATTAAAATATGCCTATATTAGGACTCTTGCATATATGTAAATTGGTTGAAAACTTGTTCCGTATATGTTAAAAGGGCTAGAACAAGGGGAAGTAGCAAAGCCTAACCGCAAGTCGAAGATGAATAAGCGAGCTACAAGTCAAAGCAGACGAAAATATAGTCATCCATTATAAGAAGTGCTTTATTCTTATATGTCCTCTTCAGGCTCCGAAGAAACAAGGACAGGACTACCACTCCACAACTCAGTGGAGGGGGTAGAAAGTCTCTGTCCCATACTCACCAAAGAAACAAGTATAACTATTGTAACAGTCTTTTTTTCTAAAAAATTTCCAAAAAAATTTTACAAACCCCCAAAAGTTGAAAAATAGCATTAGAATGAGTGTGAGGGTTTTTTTATGCAAACCTACACCCCCTTGCCTGCCTCTAGGGGTAGCGTAATTAGGTTGAAATTTTGGTTACAATTTATTGTATTATCACCTCTAACAAAATACGCAAGGAATCGCAAGGAAATATTAATCAAAAGAAAAACGCCCAAGTAATAAACTTGAGCGTCTTAAGGTGGGCTAATAGGTGGGCTATATGATACGAGGCTTATATCACATTAATAAATACCATAAAGTACTTGTATTACAAAGATTATAGTTAATAGCATAAGAATATCTAAC